GTCCACCCTGTGGAAATGACCTAATAGAACATCGTCAAACGATGAGGCTATATTAAACTCATCGTCTGTAACAAGCTGAGTTTTGTACTGTAGAACTGACCGTAGGGCGGTGACTGTCCGAAGTATAGTAGCCGTGGCTCCTCCCCCACCGATAGAATCCCCATGCATCATCAAGACATTTCTATTAGCTATATTGCTAACATGGCTTGTAGACTTAGGGATTTCAAACGTAATATTAGTCTGCTTTGAAACAAATACAGCAACCCATTGGTATAGCATGTAATCCCAGTCCATGTACCTATCTTTTGATGGAATCTTTCTTGTCATACGACCATGATTACCTACCACACAAGGTACTTTGATCTCGTCAAAGTGTGGCGCAAGGAACATGAGGGCTTGGCTGATGATCTTCGCTCCATACATCATCTGCATCATACAGTTATCTATATTAGTCCGAGCGAGCTCTTCGTGGATATCGCCCGAAATCATGTCGCCAAGCATAGGGATAACTAACTCATCCACATCGCAGATATTGCGTCTGTATTCCGCTAGGGTAAGGACTTGATTAGACCACCCCCACATGCGTCTACTAAACAATTCGATATCATACTCATTTAGTCCGACTGTCTGTTCTTTCTTTACGTTGTCCCCTACATGGGTGTCCGTAAGGGGAGCGACCATAACTTGGGATGCTTTCCCTCGTTTCTTAGCCCCCGGCTTCCTAGTCGGATACTGCTTGGTGGGTTTGAGAGGGGTTACATATCTTTTAATTGTATCCACAAGGATTTCAGATCGAGTTGAATCTTTCACTACCCGCTCATAGAGTTTCTTATAGTAGACTGATTCAGCTTTATAGGTAGCTACTCTTTTGTCTAGACGGATACGATCTTTTATGAAATCTTCCTCTTCTTCGGGAGCAATTTCATCTGCCATATCCGCAGCAGCCTCATCAAGGAGGGTATCGAAATCAAGGACTTCCCTATCGTACCAGCGTTGTATGGTAGACCTGTGAAGCTCTACCCCGTATTCTTCGGCTAACCACCTAGTTAAGCCTGTCCATGTCTGCCCTGCTTGTCTTTTCTGTATTAACTCTCGCTTCGCAATTTCTGGAATCATACACCCTCCCAACTATGCTTATACTATTTCTACTATTAGTCTACTTCTACAGGTACATCCATGTCAATAGCTTTTATTAAATCTATCACCGTGCCTCCGGAATCTAAGGTACTAGCAATGTTTTCCATTTTTACAAGCTTAGAAGTATAGCCCTGCTGTCCTTTTAGGGGTTTAAACCTCCCGCCACGGCCCCAAGGATTACGAACTTTACCCCTATGAGTCTCGTTGGTAGGGGGTTCGTTTACTCCTACACCACCAGTAGTATCTCTATTCTCCGGTCTTAAAGCCTTCCGAACATCGTCAACTAACCATTCAGCGAATTTCTGTACTGATACAGATTTACTAGTAGTGAGCTGATTAACTTGTTCGTCTCTAAGGAATCTATCTAATTTAGTAACTCCGGAAGTTTGATACTTATCCTTCTTTTTCTTCTTCTTTTTCTTCCCTTTAGTAGAGTTCCTCATCCCTAAGCGTCGTTTAGAATCACCGCCATAGGTTGGAGAAAACACTCCGGGGTCTGAGGCGACTGCTACTGTGCCCCCACCGGCTAGACCGCCCCCGCCATCTCCTCCACCACCTTCTTTCATCATAGCAATTTCTTCAGTATCCTCAGAAGTTTTGGGAATTATATTGCGGTTCTTCAAATCGGATTCTAAAGTGTTCGCCATACCTTCTCTGGCAGAGTCTTGTCTACTCTGCTCTCTATTTTCTGCTAGAGCCTGATTATTTCGTCTAACAACATCTTCCAATTCCTGTTGCGGAGTTCGGGTATCAGATGACTCTTTTCTTTTTACAGGGCCTAAATCGGGATTCCGTCGTGCCTTCTCAATAAGAAATACCCGCAAAGCGTCTAATTTACTCATCTTGCATAATATCCTCAGTTATTGGGTCAGGTGGTGTTACTGTATTTGTTTTAACTTCTGGGGGTTTAGCAAAAGTAGCTTTCTCTACTCTAGCTAACCTACCACTATGCAAAAAGGCTACGAAATTATTGTTATCCTGCGAGAACCATAACTTTGATCCGTCCTCAGATAATTCTTTAACTAGAGGGGACGGATAACCTTTCTCCATAAGGTCTTGCATCCAAGACTTGGTAGCAAACATATCGTAAAACTCTTTTCTCTTTTCTGAAGTTTTGTCGGTCTCATTCTGAACAGCTACCATACTATTATCTGGGGTAATCCCACCAAAGATACCTTTATGCTTTCGCTTATGCCTAGGGATGGTTTTCGCTATTTGCTGCTGAAGTAGTTGCGCTAATTCTGGGGCCATCTGTTCTTCACCTGCCTCTTCCCCCCCTGCGCCTTCTTGCTGCTGTTGTGCCATCTCTGCCTGTTGCTCCATCTGCTCCATCTGTTGTTTAGCTTGCTCAACACCCAGTTCCATCTGCTCCGTCTGTGCCTCTATCATCTTAGGCTTACCGGAAATCACGAAACGAGCTTCTTCCACATCTACATCAGGGTCTTTCAGATGAATCGTGTACCCTAGTTGTGCTAACTGAGCCGCTAGCTGGGTACGTTGCAAAGCAAAACTTATGCGGGTAGCTTCTGCCTTTTCTTCTGGGTTGGGTAATTCCATCTTCCAATCCGTCACATTGAATGCTCTTAGGATATGAGGGAAAACTTTTTCGTGGAATATTCTTTGGTCGCCTTCTACAACCCTGCTCATAACTACAAGTTGCTGAGTTTGGGTAGATAGCCCACCAAAAGCTTCTGGGGCACCCTGCCATGCAGGAGTTACACCCCACATAGCTGCCACACGTTCTCTGATTTCCTGTCGTACAGGCAGGTAATCCATCTCCTGAAGCGTGTGGAACAAACGTACCATATCGACCCTACCCCTTTGGTTACGGCTAGATACCGCTACCATCGGGATAAAGTTAGGGTCTGCTTTTACATTCGCTACGAGATTAGCCCGCTCACGACGAAGACTTTCTGGGTCATCTGTGTGTACCATCAACATGGAAGAGGGCATCTTCCTCTCGAAGAAATATCTATACAGGTTTTTATCCATACCTATAAGAGTTAGTGCCTTTTCAAAGACAGTCAGTATTGGCGACCACCCATATGTTTCTGATGGTGAGAATTTAGAAATATGAATAATTTCATCATCAAAAAGATATATATTAGTTTCTCTGTGACGGTATCTATACATAACAGGAACTCTTTTGTGTCCCTTATCACATTTACCTTCTACTTCAGTTACATCATTTCTATCTATGGGGCAAACCCAGTGTGAGTTTTTAGGGAGTCCTTTATTATCTAAATCAAACTCTATAAGAGCCGGGTTCAACCTACGTATTTCTCTAACTTTAGATGATATAGATTTATCTTTCTTATCTACATAATAGTCTTTTACCAGATAGATGAAAGCATCATCTGTAGAGTTCAAATCAAAGTGGGCTTGTCTAAGAACTTGCTCTAAACTTTGATCAAAGACATTACAATCATCTATATATCTACGCAACCTCTCGACTTGCCCGTGATCAGGATTTTCCGTGTCAGGAATAAGTTTCAAGCCTCGTCGGAAAACTTCATTGGTTATGTGATGGAGGGGTGCTCTAATCTCTTCTACCTGCATTGCTATAGTCTGTATATCTTGAACAAGTTGTTTCCGATACGCCATCTGGTTGCGTATCCAACCATTCACTACAGTTTCAATTCCTAGGGTAGGAGTTCTCCCTGATTCAGACCCACCAACCTCATTGTAGTTGCCCTTCATCAGATTAAGCCAATCTAAGGTGGTGTTAATCTGCCCCAAACCTTTTACAAGTTCAGGAACCTCCGGTAAATAATCTTCTAATTTCATGTATTAATCCTTGAGTATTCCGTCCATGTCCCCCATAGCAGCTAGCTTTAACACCGCTCCTAGGGCTTCATACTTTAGCTCAAAAGTATCACTTCTTCTAGTTTGTGCCGTAAGGTCTTCTTTTTCAGATTGTAGCTTTACTACGTGTTCCTGAAGTCCTATAATTTGATTATTTAAGTCATCATTATCTGCTGAAGACGCATTTGCTAAAACTCCGAGACGAGATGCCTCTTTTACTAAGGAAAGGAACGCTCCTTCCTTAACAATTGTCACTGCTGAACTTTCATCTGGCACATCTTCATCAGGTTCCAGAACCTTTAATTCATCATGCCACGTATCTAATATACGCCAAGTCCCCGTACTATCTTGATTAGCCACATACTGTTCGCCACGCTCTCTTAACATATTTCCTATAGCCATACTACACTCCTTAACTTTAATCTACTCTTATTATACTACTAATCTACAGTTTTATGCAATGTGGCATTTAGACCACCCACAAGACTTACAAGTTACGCAACCACTTTCTTCAACATGATACGGGGTAGCACAGCATTCCCCACCTGTCGCAAGCACCGGGACTAATTCTGGAGAACTTACAGCCTTCAAAAAATCTAATTGTAGAGGTTTAGAAGTAACACT